ATTATGACGATGTGCGCTGGAAACGCTGTGACCGTCACGGACGGAGCGGGGAATCGAAAATTGAGCAAAGAGCACGCGACCGGGCGGATTGATTTGATGGTTGCCGCGGTTATGGCTGCCGGCAAGATCAACACCGCCGGTCATGAATTGGATATTGATGCATTCCTCAGCGACCCGGTAAGCGCATGAAGTTCACCAGCATGTTCTCAGGGTTTTGGGGAGGCATCTCAAAAGCCCTTGCATCCGTATTCGGCAAGCAGTCCACCGGCCCGGTCTCCTCGCTGGTTGACGACCTGCCAGGCGTATCCGTCGACAAGGCGCTGCAGTTGTCCGCCGTATGGGCCTGCGTCGAACGCATCGCAAAGACCATCGCCAGCCTGCCCTTGTTCGTCTATGAAGAGCGCGGCAACGGCCTGCGCGAGCTAGCCCGAGGCTCGAGCCTCTGGAATCTGCTTCACGATTCGCCCAACAGCCGCATGACCCCGTTTGAATTCTGGGTCGCGATGATCATCAATCTTCTGTTGCGCGGCAATGCATATGCGCGCATTGACCGCGGACCAAGCGGAGAAGCGTACAGCCTGCAACCGATGCCGGCCGATCAGGTTGAAGTTTCGGTCCTCGAAGATGGCGCCGTCGTCTATCAATACCGAATCGGGTCAGACGTCGCAGTCATTGCTGAAGAAAATATCCTGCACCTCAAGGAAATGGGCAATGGCACGGTAGGCCTCGCCCGCCTGGACTTCATGCGCGCCAGCACCGTTGAAGCCGGCTACGCGCAGACGACCGCCAGCAAGCTCTTCGTCAACGGCGGAAAACCGTCAGGCGTCCTTATGATTGATCGAGTCCTCAAGCAGGAACAACGGGACGCTATCAAGAAAAACTTCGTCGCCATGAGCGAAGGCGGCACCAGCCGCCTGTTCGTTCTAGAGGCGGATATGAAATACCAGCAGATCACCCTAAACCCGGAGCAGCTCCAACTGCTCGAAACGCGGCAATTCGGCGTTGAAGAAATCGCCCGCTGGTTCGGCGTCCCTGCCGTGCTGATCAATCACGCCAACGTCACCACCTGGGGCAGCGGCATCGAGCAGATTGTCGAGGGCTTCGTCAAATTCACAATCGCCCCGGCGCTCGTCAGCTTCCAGCAGGCCATCCGCAAGCGCGTAATGACATCCGCTCAGCGAGCTAGCCAGACAGTCGAATTTTCGCTTGATGCTCTGCTTCGTTCCAACCTCAAAGACCGCATGGCCATATACGCAGCAGCCGTACAGAACGGCATTTATACCCGCGCCGAAGTTCGCCAGCTTGAAAACATGCCGCCGCTTGACGGCAGCGACCAACTCACCGCACAGACCAACCTCGCCCCGCTCGACAAGATCGGGCAGACCGTACCAGCCGCAGGAGGCAGCAATGCTACAGCACAAATCCCTACCGCTCAGTGATTGCCAGATTAAGCTGGATGACTCCGGCGCTGGGAAATTTCGCGGCTACGCCAGCGTCTTCGGTGGCGTCGATTCATACGGCGACACGATCATCAAGGGCGCCTATGCCTACACCCTGCGCGAGCATGGCAAGCCAAAGATGTTTGTCAATCACGACTCGTTTGCCCTACCTGTCGGCAAATGGCTGATCGCCAAGGAAGACGACCACGGACTTCTTGTTGAAGGCGAATTGACGCCAGGCATGGCGCAGGCAGCAGATGCCCATGCCGCCCTCAAGCACGGCACCGTCGACGGCCTGAGCATCGGCTACATGCTCAAGAAAGGCGATTGGGAAGACAGCGAAAACGGCGGCCGGATCATCCGCAAGGTGTCGCGGCTTGGCGAAGTCTCGATCGTCACTTTCCCGGCCGATGGAGCCGCAAGAATCGACCTCGATAGCGTCAAAAGCGAAGGCCTTGACGAGATCAAAACGACACGCGACCTTGAATATTTCCTGCGGGATGCAGGGGGTTTTTCTCGGTCCCTGGCTCAAGCGGTTGCCAGCCGTGCGCGAACGATATTTCAGCGGGATGCTGAGACCGACGCGCAGGAAAAAGCCGAAATCGCACGCTACTTGCTGGAACGTCTGGAGCGTATCAAGCGAATAACCGCCTGACCAGAAACGAAGCAAACCACATTCATTTTGGAGCAACACACCATGGAACTGAACAAGGAACTGATGGCCGCTCTTGACGGCATCGAATCGAAGCTGAACCTGTTTGCGCAGAAATCAGCCGAAGAGGGCAAGATTGCCGGCAGCCAATCCGCCGAAACGAAATCGGCGCTCGAGGTGCTCGGCACCAAGCAGCGCGAACTCGCGGACGAAATCCTGCAGATCAAGCAGAAATCCGTGCAGCGTCCTGAGCCGGCTGCCGCCGAATCCTGGGGCCAGCAATTCATCAAGGGCGGCGGCTATGCGCCGTACATCACCGGCAACGTCGGTCGCTTCCAGATGCAGGTCAAGAACACCATCACCGGCTCTGATACAACCGTCGCTCCTGCCCGATCCGGGCGCGTTGTTGGCGGCGACTTCGCACCGCTGACGCTGGAGGCATTCCTGCCGAGCACGCCGACCAGCTCGAACGCGATCGAATTCACCAAGGAAAACGTCTTCACCAACTCCGCGGCAGAAGTCGCGGAGGGCTCGGACTCTGCCGAGAGCGCCTTGACCTGGACGCTGGTCAATATGCCGATCAGCACCGTTGCGCACTGGCTCAAGATCAGCCGCCAGCTTGCCGCCGACGCTCCGGCGCTGGCCGCCTACATCGACACGAGGATGCGCTACGGCGTGAATCGCAAGGTGGAGGCTCAGCTCGCAGTCGGTGACGGCACCGCGCCAAACATTTCCGGCATTTTCGACGCCGGCAACTACACCGCGCACGGCATCGCCAATGCTGCCTTGGGCGCCACGCTCAAGAAGCTGGTGCTGATTCGCAAGGTGATGGGCGATCTTTGGTCAGCAGGCGATGCGCCGGATGGCATCTTGATCAATCCGGCCGAATGGGCGACCATCGAGACTGAATTGCTGACGACGGCAGCCGGCCAGACGCTGCTTTCCTACAGCGACGGCGGCACCCCGAAGCTGTGGGGACTTCCGGTCATTCAGTCGATCGGCGTCGCCGCCGATACCTTTGCTGTTGGAGCGTTCCGCGCGGCGTATATGGTACACAACCGTCAGGATGTCACGGTCCAGATGTCCGATTCCGACGACGACAACTTCACGAAGCAGCTTGTCACGCTGTTGGCGTCGCGCCGTTTGGCCCTGGCAACTGAGCGCCCGTCCGCTTGTCGGGGAGGAGATCTGACGCCGGCATAACTTCAAATTCCGCAAGCCTCCGCCCTGGGTTCGCCCTGGGCGGCAAAGGGGAACCAATGGTTCAGATCAAAATCACCGGCACGGTTTTCACCTCGCAGCACGGCGCCTTGCAGTCTGGCGACATCCTGCGAGTTTCCGAAGCCGAAGCGGCGCACCTGGTCACCGAATGCAAGGCTGCCGAGTACATCGCGCCCGCTTTCGCCGAAGTTCCAGCGCCGGCTGATAAGCGCCGCCGCAAAGCAGCAATTTAGTCCTGAGACGCCTGACATGCTCGAAACCCTCAAGCTAACCATTCGCCGAGGCGCCAGCGAAGACATTCCGATTCGCGTTGAATCCGATGTCCTCGTCTACAAGCCGATCACCGGCATTGCTGCCAGCGCGCCTATCAGCATCACTGCGGTTGCGCACGACGCCGAGAAGGGCCGCGGTTGCCTCGAGTTCTGGCTCGGCATCGCCTCGGCCCGCGGCATAAAGTTGAGCCTGCCGAAAACATCCTCGCTGCTCGATGGCATCTATCCAATGCAGGATCGATTCTACGGCTACGACACGCTGGCGATCACCCTGCGGCCAAACGAATGCGGTGGAGTTGCGGTTGATCTGCAACCGATCCACAAGCTACCTGAAGCTGCGGAAATCGAAGATCGTTATGATCACTCAAGCCACCCGAATGCTCTGGTGGACATGAATCAGAAATGAAACTGCCAAAGCTCAAGCTCTCCGTCCGCAAGGGCGCATCCGCCGACATCCCGCTGCGCATCGAAACCGGAACGCTGTCCTTCGTTGCAATCTCGGCGATGACAAACTCTGCACCGCTGCGCGTCACAGCGACAGGCCACAATATCCCGGACGGCTGGTACGCGGCGATCGTCGATGCGCAAGGCATGACGGAACTGAACGCCGCCGACAGCAACGAGATACTCGACATCGAATTCCATCGCGTCACGTGGATCGACGGCAATACGGTCGACTTCGACGGGATCAGCTCTGCCGGGTTCAAGACCTATAC